ATATATTTAAATACAATATCCTTTACTGAAGGAGAAAGAGTAACCTTTAAGAATAGCAATGTTCAGGGAACAATTGTAACACTAACAGGTTCTGATAATGATATAACTTCCGATTTTACTTTGGATTCGGGATATAGATCAACACTATATGATTATTCGAGATTAGTGAGAAAACCAAATGCAAAAGAGCCAACTAGAAAATTAAAAATATATTTTGAGCACGCAACTTATAATACATCTGATGATGGTGATATTACAACAGTAAATTCTTATTCTGATTATGATTATTGTGATATACCATCAACTAATGGTATCCGACATTCTGATATAATCGATATCAGGCCAAGAGTTAATGAGTACATAGTACAGGAAAACGCATTCTCTTCATTTGAATTTTTTGGAAGAAGGATTGATGCTGATTATAACAATTCAGCAACAAATCCGATAGCTACATCTGATGAATCTATTGTTCTAAATTATTCATATTATCTTCCAAGAATAGATAGAATATTTTTAGATAGAACCGGACAATTTCATTTAGTTCAGGGTGAAGCATCCGAAAATCCAAGAATTCCTTTAGGAAAACCAGAATCACTGGAAATTGCTACAATATCATTACCAGCATATCTCTGCGACGTATCTCAAGCTAATATTAATTTAGCTGAATATAAGAGATATCAAATGAAAGATATCCGTGACTTAGAGAATAGAATAAAAAACTTAGAGTTTTATACATCACTTTCACTATTAGAAAGCGATACTGCTAATTTGTTTATTGGAGATGCAAATGGATTAAATCGCTTTAAGTCTGGTTTCTTTGTTGATGACTTTTCATCAGCTGAACCACAATTAAAAGTGACTGATGTAAAAAATAGTATAGATACAAAACTTGGAGAGTTAAGACCAGCACCATTCACTACCCAGATAGATTTAGTTCTTGGTACTGAAAATACACTAGGAATTAGCACTTCTCCAGCACAAACTTCAGATTTACGTTTTGATCAAAATCTAATTGGTAGAGGTGTTAAGAGAACTGGACAATTAGTAACTTTGCAGTATGAAGAAGTTGCTTATATAACTCAAGGATATGCAAGTAGAGTTGCTCCAGTAACATCATTTAGAAATGCGTATTATGCAGGAAGTATACAATTAGTTCCATCTTCTGATGTTTGGGCAGATCAAGTTAAATTAACTCCTAGAGTAATTGATGTTCAAGGAAAATATACAAAAACTCAGTCTCAGCTAACAGCGTCACAATTCAATCAACAAACTGGATTTGGTCCCGTGACTTGGGGAGCATGGGAGACTGTATGGACTGGATCCACAAAAATTCCAGCTGGTTCAAGAACAGTAGTTAATGGTTATGATTTAATCAGAGAAGATTTAGCAGTAACACAAAAGACCGGAACTTCAACAAAAACTGGAGTTGCATATAAAGAAAGAGAGAGCTTTGAAAGTATCAAAGTAGGAGAAGTGACTGTAAGTTCAGATCTTATCCCAGCAATGAGATCAAGAAATATAGAATTTACTGCTAAGAGATTAAAACCACTTACTGAAGTATATGCATTTTTTGATAAGGTAGATGTTAATCGTTACATTGTACCAAAGTTATTAGAAATTCAAATGGTTAATGGAGTGTTCCAAGTTGGAGAAAATGTTAAGACATTAAACACATCACCAATTCAAAGTGGAAATGGTATTACACCGCTTGAAGATAAATTTATTAGATTTAGAGTTGCAGCAGCTGCACACAAATATGGTCCATATAATGTCCCGGAAGATATTTTTATAACAAATCCATATAATACATCTACACTGGTTCCTGATACATATTCTTCATCTTCAACAATATTAAACGTAGATACATTCAGTTTATCAAATAAAACTCAAGGTGATTATTATGGTTACGTTACTGTTGGAATGACTTTAGTTGGAGAAACTAGTGGAGCAGTAGCTACTGTTTCTAGAATTAGAATGGTCACTGATAGAAATGGTACTCTTATTGGTTCATTCTTTATTCCAAATCCAAACGTACCATCTAATCCAACTTTCGAAACTGGAACAAAACTTTTTAGAATAACTAGTCAAGAGAAAAATGTTACTGTTATTGGAGTTCCAGTAACTGGTGCAGAAGAAAAATTCTATGCTGAAGGAACAGTAAAAGTAGTTCAAGAAAGTGTTTTGTCTGTTAGAAATGTACAGACTGAAACCGCAACAATTGTTGATACTAGAACTGATGTTTCTGTTGGACCACCAGAGGTTGTAGCAAGTACAGTTGTTGGAAACATAAAACCACCACCTCCTCAAGTCGTTCCAATTTTTATACCAGCTCCTTATGATGGTGGTGAAATTGATCCTGATGAAATTGATGAAATTATTAATACTATTATTAATGATCCAGAACCTGCACCATCACCTGCAGTTTATCCAACTAGAGAACCATCACCATCGGATCCGACACCCCGTCAAACCGCAACTCCAGTGAGTCCTAATGATCCAATAAAAGATCCAGTACCGTCATGTCCAGATCCAAATTGCCTAATTCTACTTGCTGACGGCACACAGAAGAAGGCAGGAGAACTTCAAATTGGTGATTTTGTAAAAACTTACCATGAAAATACTTTTGAATATGGTGATTATCAGGTTACTTATGTTGAAATAGTGAATAATGTTACCAAATTTAAGTTGAAGTTTGAAACTAGTGAAATTATTTGCTCAGATTCTCACAAATTCTATGTTGATGGATTGTGGAAAGAATGCAAAAACATGCAAATTGGAGATGTAGTTTCTGAACAAAAACTATTAGAAATTGAACAAGTTGATGATGGTGATGTAGTTAAGATTACAGTTGATGATGCACACACTTATATTTGTGAAGGTTTACTCTCTCACAACAAAACTCCTGCACAAGAAACTCCGAAGACATTTAAAGTTAAGAACGTTACAAGAAGTAGAGGAGGAGTTACTGCAGTTACTTATGTTCCATTTACAACCAAGAATGGTACAACGAGAGAATATAATTTTAGACAAATTAAAAAGAGAGAAGGTGCAGCGGCAGCAAGAGAGGCATACAAAGATGCAGGAGTTCCAATTCCACCAAAAAATGCTCCCGGAAGGGGCAAACCAGCAAAACCAACTGGTGGAGATAAGAAAACTTCAAATGTTGTAACAGTTCAAGATAAAAATGGTAATCTTAGAATTAAAGATTCATCAGTTCCAGGTGGAAAGGTTCTCAAGACTTTAAAACCAGGAACACCTAAATTTGATAAATTTGACGTTAATGACGATGGAAAAATTTCAGGTAAAAAGGAAAATTCTCTTGTAATTACACAAACACCAAAAGCTGCTAAGAGAGTTACTGATAGAGGTGAAGTTAAGTTTGAACAAAGAGGATTCCCAGTTGTCCAACCAAGACCTCAACCAAGACCAGAACCAAGACCATCTCCAAGACCATCACCACCACCAGCACCACGTCCATCACCAAGACCACAACCAGCACCAGCACCACGTCCAGCACCACGTCCAGCGCCTGCGCCAGCGCCACGTCCATCACCACGTCCAGCGCCTGCTCCAGCGCCACGTCCATCACCCGCGCCATCACCACGTTCATCGCCCGCGCCTTCTGGTGGAATGGGTATGAGTGATATCAACCTCAAGAGTAACATTCAACCCATCGACAATGCACTAAATAGATTGTTTAGTATTAATTTAAATAATGGGGTTTTATCTTGATAAAATTGCAAAATTAAATGGGAAATATTATGAATGGAATGATAAAATGAAAGATATAACAGGAGTAACTGGAAACGCATATGGTGTCATCGCTCAGGAAGTTCAAAAAGAATTTCCTGAGATGGTTGAAGAACAAGAAAATGGTTATTTGGCGGTTGATTATAAACAGTTAATTCCTGTTATGATTGAAGCTATAAAAGAATTGAAACAAGAAGTGGATTACTTGAAAACTAAAAAATGAGAGTAGTGAGGTTGTTTATATGAGAACGGGTTTAGAATCTTCAAGATCTTTGTACTTAGACAATCTTTTATTTGCTAATAAATTAATAATTAAAAGATCTGAAATTCATAGATGGGGAGTTTTTGCTAGAGAACCGATAAAAAAGTATGAAATTATAGAAGAATTTCCATACTTTAAGGTTCCTATGGATGAAATTATCAGCACTCAAATATGTTTAGATTACAGTTATAAATTTGACGACGATTATCATGTTATCGGTATGGGATTTTGTGGAATGTATAATCACAGCTTTAATCCAAATGTTGAATATGAAATTGATAAGGTAAATGAGGTTATGAGGCATTATGCTATTCATGATATTAATATTGATGATGAGCTAACCTTAAACTATGGGGAGGAAAATGTATCCCACTTTGAGAATCTCCGATAAATAAACAATAAAAGAATTGAAAAATAAATAATAAGATAAGATTTAGTTTTCTTGAGAAAGGGTAATTACTAGAAATGGCAACAAAAATACAAGATCCATTAGCGCAATCATTTTATGTTGAAAACCCGTCAGGTATTTTCGTAACATCTGTAGATATATTCTTTTATTCTATAGATAAACAAGTTCCCGTTACGGTTCAACTTCGTCCTATGAAGCTTGGATTTCCAACCCCAGAAATTTACCCATTCAGCGAAGTTGTTTTAGAACCAACTAAATGTCTTCCATCTCCAGATGCGTCCGCACCAACAAGAGTTAATTTTCCATCTCCAGTATATCTTGAGGGAGATAAGTTTCATGCTTTGGTTTTAACTTCAAATTCTAGTGAATATACTGTTTGGATATCACATATTGGAGAACCAGATGTTACCTTTATCAATCAACAAGAATCTAAACAGGTCATAATAAGTACTCAACCAAGTTCTGGTTCTCTATTTTTATCACAAAATGGTCAGACTTGGACGGCAAATCAATATGAAGATTTAAAGTTTAATTTATACAGAGCTAATTTTACCACAAATGATGGTAATGTTAATTTTTATAATCCAGAGTTGGCGCTTGGGAATAATCAAATAGCGCAATTATCAAAAAATTCTTTAGAGACTACTTCCAAGAAATTAAGATTAAATTTAAATAGGATTGTAACTGATCCTGATATCAAGGTTGGAAATACAATATTACAGCAAGATTCCGATGCAACAGCAAATTTAGTTGGATCAGCTGGTGAATCTTCTGGAAATTTAACTATTGTTAATTCGGGTATTGGGTATACACCATCTTTGGGCGGATTAACGTACTTTGATGTACCATTAGTAACAGAAACTGGAAATGGAAAAAATGCAACCGCAAACATAACTATTCAAGAAGGTGTTGCTGTTGGAGCGACTATTGTTAATGGTGGGTCTGGATATACTGTTGGAGATGTAGTAACAGTAAATGCTTTGGGAAGCACTATCTTAGGAAGAAATCTGAGATTATCCGTATCTAATATATCAGGAATTAATCAGTTAATAGTAGATCAGGTACAGGGAACATTTAGAGTTGGAGCAGGAAATACCTTACAGTATGTAAATAACTCAGGTATTACTACTACTATAAATTATAACTCCGGATCTGACGTTAGAGTATCTGATATTGATATTGAATCCGATGGACTTCATATAAAAGTAAATCATCCAAATCATGGAATGCACGCTCCAGAAAATTTGGTGAGAATATCTGATGTAACTTCAGATTTACCCTTCGCCAGACTTGTTAACGGATATGCTAGTGATACAGTACAAAATATACCTTTAACAGGAATTGCAACAGATCCAGATACAGGATTTGGTATATTTTCATCATTCGAAAATATTGGAGTCAGTTCAACAAATCCAGGATATATTAAAATAGGTGATGAAATCTTATCATATGAAGGTGTTTCGGGAAATACATTAACAGGCATCATAAGAGGTATTGATGGAACACCAGCATATCAATATCCAGCTGGTTCTGTTGTTTATAAGTACGAATTGAATGGAATATCACTTCGAAGAATTAACAAAGTTCATACTTTACAAGATGCTACTGTTACCAATCCTATTGACTTGGATTACTATCATGTAAGAATTGATACAAATACATCTGGACTTGATAGAAATAATTCTCCACTTACATTACCAGAATTACATTTTAAACAAACAAAGTCTTGTGGTGGTCCTTTCATAAAAGCAACTCAAAATATCAATTTTGAAATTATTAGGCCGTTGGTTCAAACCATGACTTTGAATGGAACGTCAATCAGTGCAGCACTTAGAACATATTCTGGTAGAAGTGTTGGTGGATCTGAAATTTCCTTTGTTGATCAAGGATTTGATCAAATTTCATTGACTGATACAAATTATCTAAAGTCACCTAGAATTGTAGCTTCTAGAATAAACGAACTTGATAGACTTCCAGATGATGGTATTGAGGGAAATAAATCATTAAATATGTCCTTAAATTTATCATCGACTAGTAATTTTGTTTCTCCAGTAATTGACCTCGATAGAGTTTCAGCTATTTTGACTACTAATAGAATTAATAGACCTATTGAAAATTATGCAGAAGATGAAAGAACTGCATCACTAAAAGATGATCCACATTCATTTGTTTATGCTACAAAACCAATAACTCTAGAATCCCCAGCTACCTCAATTAAAATTATTGTTTCTGCATATGTGAACATAGATAGCGATCTAAGAGCTTTCTATGGAATATCAAATAATGCTGGAGATCAGTTTATCTATTATCCATTCCCAGGATACTCAAATATTGCACAAAATGGTAGTGTTATCAATGATTCATTGAGTAATGGAAATTCTGATACTTTGGTTCCAAAAACTGATGTGTTTGGATTCCTAAGTAATGAACTTGCATTTAGAGATTATGAATTTACTATTAATAATTTACCATCATTTAGATCCTTTGGTATAAAATTAACTGGATCATCCAGAAATCAAACATACCCAATAAGAATAAGAGATCTTAGAGTTATTGCACTTGCATAATTACTATGGAAATAGCTAAAGTAGAGGGTCATGTATCTCTTATAAGAGATACATCATCAAATGCAATATTAAATACAAATTCTGTTGAATATAACAATTATATTACACTAAAAAGACAAAAAGAAAATGAAACATTTATAATGAATAATTTGCAAAGTGAAGTTGACTTCTTAAAAAAGGAAATAATTGAATTGAAAGATACACTAAGAGGATTATTAAATGAAATTCGATCCAAGCAAAATTGATCTAGATAAACTTTCTAAATCATTTGAATACGAAAAACTTTCTAGAGATATAGATAGTATAGATGATATTGAAACTTTGAGAAATATTGCAAAGTGTTATATTAAATTATACTTTAAACAACAAGAAGTTATTTCAGACCTATAATGGCAAAACCATCAACTAGACAAGAACTAATAGATTATTGTTTGAGAAAACTTGGTGCTCCTGTACTGGAAATAAACGTTGCAGATGAGCAAATAGATGATCTTGTTGATGATGCTATTCAATATTTCCAGGATAGACACTTTGATGGTGTAACACAAACCTTTTTAAAATATGAAATAACCCAACAAGATATTGATAGGGCAAGAGGTACTTCTGGAATAACAACTACAACTGTTACTCAAAACTCTATCAATTATGATTATGAAGAAAATTCCAATTTTCTACCTATACCAGAATCAGTAATAGGAATTAATAAAATATTTCACTTTGAGGGATCGAATACAGTTTCTAGTGGAATGTTCAGTTTAAAATATCAATTATTTTTAAATGATATTTACTATTGGGGAGCAGTTGAATTGCTAACCTATGCAATGACTAAAACATACTTAGAAGATATTGACTTTCTATTAACAACGCAAAAGCAAATAAGATTTAATAAAAGACTTGGAAAATTGTATCTGGACATCGATTGGGCTTCAGTAACTCCAGGAAAATACTTAGTTATAGATTGTTATGTTGTATCTGATCCGGCAAATTCTTCAAGAATATGGAATGATAGATTTTTAAAATTATATTTAACTTCGCTCATAAAACGTCAATGGGGACAGAATCTAATCAAATTCCAGGGAGTAAAACTTCCTGGGGGAGTAGAGTTAAATGGGAGACAAATATACGATGATGCTCAAAGAGAAATAGATTCTCTAATGGAAAAAATGTCTTCTGATTATGAACTTCCACCATTCGATATGATAGGATAATCAAATGTTAAATCCATTTTTCCTTCAAGGTTCAAAATCAGAACAAAATCTATTGCAAGATTTGATAAATGAGCATTTGAGGATGTATGGTGTTGATGTTTATTATATTCCAAGAATGTATGTTACTGAAAAAACTGTAATAAGAGAGGTAATAGAATCCGAGTTTGTTGATGCATATCCAATAGAAGCGTATGTGCAGACTTACGAAGGTTATGAAGGTGCTGGAGTATTAATGAGTAAATTTGGAGTCGAAGCAAGAGATGATCTAAATTTAATTATATCAAAAGAAAGATATGAAAGCTATATAAAACCTTTAATTGAGAATAAAGAAAATATAAAACTTTCAAATAGACCAAAAGAAGGTGATTTGGTTTATTTTCCATTGGGCGATAGGTTATTTGAAATAAAATTTGTAGAGCACGAAAAACCATTCTACCAACTACAAAAAAATTACGTATATGAGTTAAGATGTGAATTGTTTAGATATGGAAATGAAATTTTAGATACTGGAGTTGATGAGATTGATGATAATGTAGTAAATGAGGGATACACTAGAACTTATGTTATGTCTGGTGCAGGATCAACTGCAACTGCTATCGCCAATATAGTTAATGGCGGTGTTAGAAAAGTTATCATAACTAACAGGGGAACTGGTTATACTTCGGCACCTATAGTAAATTTCTCAAAATCTCCATCTTTTGGAGGAACAGCTGCTGGAATAGCCACTATGATAAGTGGTATTACAGATTTTTGCGAGACCGACTCCAGCTTATTAAGAGTTCAAGGAGTAGAACTTACTAAAACTGGTTATGGATACAGTACAGCACCATTAGTTTCTTTTACTGGTGGAGAAGGAAGTGGTGCATCAGGTATCGCAGAAATTGCAGACGGAATAGTTGGTATTATCACTATAACTAATGCTGGATCTGGATATGTAGTTGATCCAATAGTGACCTTTAGCGCACCACCAGCTGGATTTGGAACAGCGGTTGGTAGAGCTGTGGTTAGTACTGCGGGAACAATAACTGAACTTCTAATAACTGATGCTGGTATTGGATATACTGTCGCACCAACTATTACAATATCAAATCCATATATGACTGGATCTGGCAACTACAAACTTAATGAAATTATAACTGGGTCAGTTAGCGGCACAACTGCTAAAGTAAAGTCTTGGGACTCTTTAACAAATACATTAAAAGTGTATCAACTTACTGGAGAATTTTTAAATAATGATGTTATTGTCGGTTCTGCATCATCAGCATCTTACATGATAAGACCACAAACAAAATATGATTTACTAGATTTCTCAGATCCTTTTGCAGATAACAAAAATATAGAGATAGAAGGTGATGCTATTATCGACTTTTCTGAAAGAAATCCATTTGGAAATCCATAAAAGTGTTAAATAGTAGATATTAAAATAAAATTTAAAAATATGTTTGAATATTTTTATAACGAGATACTAAGGAAGACTATAATTGCTTTTGGATCATTATTTAATGAGATTAAAATAGCAAAAGTAGATGAATCTAATAATACAAAGTCTATAACCAAAGTTCCTTTGGCTTATGGACCTATGCAAAAATTTCTTGCTAGATTGGAACAGTCTCCAGATTTAAATAAACCAGTTCAATTGACTTTACCCAGAATGTCTTTTGAAATGACTGGTATATCTTATGATCCTGGAAGAAAAGTTACTACTGCACAATCATTCTTAGCTCAGAGTAAGTCTGATGGTAAGGATATAAGAAAATTATACATGCCTGTTCCATATAATGTTACATTTGAACTTTCAATTTACACAAAAATAAATGATGATATGCTTCAAATTATTGAGCAAATATTACCATATTTTCAACCACAATACAGTGTGACCGTCGATTTAGTGGATCAGATAGGAGAAACTAGAGATATACCAGTTATTCTAGATAATATTTCAATGAGTGATGAATATGAAGGAGATTTTACTAAAAGAAGAGCGTTGATTTATACTCTATCATTTACAGCAAAAACTTACATCTTTGGACCTACATCTACTTCTGCCTCTCAGGATATTATCAAAAAAGTTTCTATCGGACTTGTATCTGGAGCAGAGACTCTTCAGAGGAGAAGAGAAGTTTCTTATGTTGTTACTCCAACAGCAACAAAAAGTTATTCAGAAAATGATACTACTACAACAGCAAAAGACGTAACTGTAAGTGATACACGCATAGAAGTTTCTGATTCTAGCTTGATAACAGAAGGGTCTTACATAACTATAGGTGAAGAAACTTTAAAAGTAACATCAAAAGATTCAAATTTACTGAAAGTTACTAGAGGTGTTTATGGGACATCTCCATCAGAGCATGTATCTGGTTCTGGAGTAAAACTAATTACCGATGAAGACAATGATTTAATAGAATTTGGAGATAATTTTGGTTTTGATGGAGACTTTGTGTAAGATGAAACAAAATTTCGATGATTTAGATGCTGCTTTTGATGTGACTGGAGAGATAGTATCTAAAAAAATAGAAGAAATAAAAGATATGTCCATAGATACTAAACTAAAAAGTACCAATGATGATATTAAAAAAGATTATGAATATACTAGGGGAAATTTATATTCTTTAATAGAAAAAGGTCAGGAAGCTATCAATGGGATATTAGAACTAGCTCAAGAAAGCGAAATGCCTAGGGCATATGAAGTAGCAGGTCAATTGATTAAAAATGTTGCAGATGCAACAGATAAATTAATGGAACTGCAAAAAAAACTCAAAGAAGTAGAAGAGGATTCAAAATCCAAAAATCCAACAAATGTTACTAATGCTTTATTTGTTGGATCCACTTCAGAGTTATCCAAACTTTTAAAGTCTACTAAACTGGATAATAAATAAGTTAGATAAGATATTTTTACTAAAATGAGCGTTCCTGCAGTAACATCAATATCAATATATAAAGGAACCGATTTTGAAAAGAAAGTATCTATTGCTGTCACAACTTTAGATTCTTCAAGTCAAACAGCACTTGCTAAGATTAGGAAGCATCCAGCTTCAGAAAATTACAAGACTTTCGATACCTATATTAATGAAGATGATAATAGTGTTCTCATTTCAATGGCGAGTTCAATCACATCAGATTTAGATAATGGAAGAAATTATTTTGATATTATTATCGAAACAAATTCAACAGATAAATTAATGAAAGTCGTTGAAGGTTCTATTTTAGTTTACGATACAGTATCAGTATAATAAAATGCATTTTATATCTCAAATGATGCTGTTTTCAACAGCAATAATCTCAGCTTCTCCTGCAGATGACGAGCAAATATACGATACTCCAGGAGTATATACTTGGATTGCACCACCAAAAGTAAGGAGTGTTAGTGTAGTTGCTGTTGGTGGAGGAGCATCTCCAACAGTATTTTCAAGTGCAGTTGTTGGCGGTGGCGGTGGCGGTTTAGTATATAAAAATAATATACAAGTAAATCCAGGTTCTTCTTACATTGTAGAAGTCGGGGCAGGTGGTCAATCTTCTGGATCTAGTGCTTCACCAATTTTAGGGAGTAATGGCGGATATTCCAGTTTTACTTATGATGAAGAAACAGTAATAGCATATGGAGGATTATCAGATGGAACAGGAGGTAATTATGCAAATGGAAATGGTGGAGGAAACGGTGGATCGGCAGGACAGCAAGGATCTGGTGGCGGAGGTGCAGGTGGATATACCGGAGATGGTGGAAATGGAGGATCAGGAGGTTCTTCATCTATTGGATCTAATGGTTCTCCTGGACTAGGCGGTGCTGGCGGGGGAGGTGGAGGTTCCTGGCAAACACTATATTTTTCAACCGCACCTCAACCAGCTAGATCTTCTTCAGGTGGAGGTGTTGGTCTATATGGTCAAGGATCAGATGGATTTGGTGGAACAGGAGCATCATCTTCAAGTCAAATAGGAAATGCTACTCCATCTGGAGGTGGAAGTAGTGGTCAAAATGGAGACTTAGATGGTGGACTTTATGGTGGTGGAGGAAGATCTGGATTTATCAGATTTGGTGTTGGAGTACCAACTCTATTCTTATCTGGAGGTGCTGGTGGAAGAGGAGCAGTTAGAATAATTTGGCCTGGAAATTCCAGAGCATTTCCTTCAATAAATACTCAATAAACATGAATTATCACTGTACGGAGAATTCTTAGAATGCTAATACAACTAGACAATGGTGTTCCATTTGGACATCCAGTTGATGAAAAAAATTTTCGGATGCTATTTAGAAATACATCATTTCCGGAAGTTCTTAGTCCGGAAGTGGTAGAACCTTTTGGATTTGGCGTATATGAATTTACCGCACAACCTCATCCAAAGAAATTTACAAAAGTAGTTGAAGATTCCCCGGTAAAGGGCAATGATGGAATTTATAGACAAACATGGAAGTTTATTTCTATGACTGAAAGTGAAAAAAAAGCTGTTACTGCTGAAAAAGCAGCAGAAGTTAGAAATGAAAGAAATATGAAATTGTATATGTGTGATTGGACCCAATTACCAGAATCGGAAGAGATAAATTCAAAAGAATTTATCAAAGAATGGAGAGTCTATAGAGATCAATTGAGGAACATAACCACGCAAAAAGGATTTCCATGGAATATTCTATGGCCAGAAGCTCCAACAATTTAATAAATAAGATATAGTTAAAATATCCGTTTAAGTAATGTCATCATTATACGTAGACCTAATAAGAAACAAAGACGGTAATGGTGCTCCCGAATTTGATAGGGGTATTGTTATTAGTGGCGTTATCACAGCAACTGGATCTCTTGGAGGAGACAGTGTTGGTATTGGATCAACTACGGTTGTTGATTCATCATTTCAACTTAAAAATATATTATCTTTAGATTCAACAACATTAGCAACTTTTGAATCTGCTTTAGAAATTGCTCCAAACAATTTCAATAGTTTAAATGTAACTGGAATAGGAACTATAATTCAACTGAATGTTGTAGATTCTCTTGCAGGAACTGGATTATCAATATCAAAATATGCAGAGTTGCAAAATATTAGTGTATCTGGTTTATCAACACTAACAACTTTATCTGGACAAAGACTATACTATTCTGGATTATCTACAGCTCAATATTTAAGTGGATTATCATACTATTATTCTGGTATAAGCACGGCTTTACTTTTGGACGGAGCAAATTTATATTATACTGGAATAGGAACTGTAGTTAATTTAAGATCAACCACATTAAATTCCACTGGAGTATCTACTGTATCATACCTACAGGGTATTAATTTAAACTACTCTGGAATATCTACCCTAACAAATCTGAATAGTAGTAATGTAGTTTCAACGGCATTAACTTCGACAGAGTTAACTGTAACTAACGCAACTATTTCAAATATAAGCGCAACAAATATAGTTGGAACTGCATTAACAACAACTAGTGCAAATATTACAACATTAACAGTAAATACAGCAATAACTACAACATCAAATGCTCAAACGGTAAATGCAGTTTCTATAGCAGCAACTACATTAGATGGTGATAGTATTGTTGGATTAGCAGCAACTATCACAAACCTAACTTCTACCTCTTTTGGAACACAGTCAGCAACAATTGCAATCGGAACTGCTACTGTATTTGATCCAACAACTCTGAACGCAACAAACGTAAATACAAGAAATGTTTCAAGTGTAGGAGTTATAACATCTACAGAATTCCATACTGGAGCTGCTGCAACTTCTATTAGAATTCTATATGATAGAATCACTGGACCATCTGAAATAATAATAGATCCAGCATCAACAGGATCTACAGGACGAGTAAGAATTGCAGGTGATCTTTATGTTGATGGTGAGCAAACTTATATAAATTCAACTGCTATTGAACTAGCAGACTTTAATGTTGGTATTGCTACAACAGTAGCAACTAATGCACTTCTTGATGGTGCTGGTATTGGTATTGGTTCAACTGGAGTTCGTAAGACTATAACCTGGAACAATTCCGCTAGTGCTTTAACATCAAGCGAGGATTGGAATCTTGTTTCTGGTAAGCAATATGAAATTAACGGAACTGGAGTTTTAAGTTCGACTACTCTTGGTTCTAGTGTCGTTAATTCATCATTAACATCCGTTGGAACATTAGGATCTTTATCAGTTTCTGGGGGAATTACAGCTGGTGGTTTAAGTGCTGGATTTTCTACTATTACCACAGTAACTGGAACTATACTAGACTATCAATCAGTTTTATGTAGAACAGGAATTATCACCAATTCTTCTGGAGAGAGATTAAATTATACTGGTCTTTCTACAGTCACTCATGCAAGAGGAACGACTCTAGATTATTCCGGAATTTCTACTGTTGCTAATATTAGAGGAACGACTCTAAGTTATACTGGGATTTCTACTATAGCAAGCTTAAATGGAACTAATTTATCATACTCGGGATTAAGCACGGTAACTCATATTAGAGGATCTAGTCTAGAATATACTGGTGTTGGAACGATCTCTCATATTAGTGCAACTACTTTGGTTTCTGGTGCATCTACTTTCTCAGGCACTGTTAATTTAACAACTGGAAATAATTTTGCAATAAATTCATCTTCAGTGTTATCGTCAACAACACTCGGATCTGGAGTTACTGTTTCTTCGTTAACAACTTTAGGTAATCTAAATTCATTAACCGTTTCTGGTGTTTCAACATTAACAGGATCTGTATCACATGGCGGATTAATTTATCAAAAGGTAGGCGGAGAAGTTGCAAATAATGGAGCATTCCCAACAGGAGTAACATATAATCTTATTACAAATGCATTAACTATTGATCTTTCTCAAAGTGGATTGCCTACTGTAATAGCAGGAGATACGACTGGTCAAATTGACGAAATAGCATTAACTAATGTTCCGACTACTGGAACGTATATGGCTACATTAACCTTAATCATCGAAGGTGATAATTTAGGGTGGGATACTGGTAATGTTTCAATAACCGTTAATGGTGGTTCCCCAACTAATGAATTCTGGAGAAATGGAGCACAACCAGTTGGAGTTACTACGTCAAACCCAGCGTTTGATATTGTAACATTAAAAATTATTAGGGATGTTGTTGGAAGTTATAGTGTATTTGCTGATTGGGATCCTTACTATTAATTTTAGTATAAATAGTAAAAACTAGAGGGGAAAGTGAACCTCCATGGCTGTAGGAAAGAATTTCGTAGTTAAAAATGGTTTAGAAGTTAACGAGTTGCTTCTATATGCAGATGCAGTAACAGATCAGGTAGGAATTAATACAAGTATTCCTGATTATGATCTGCATGTATTAAGCAGTATTGGTTGTACTGACTTAACTGTAACTAGAAACGCAACAGTAAGTGGAATATTAACAGCAAATGAATTGGATTTTACTGGTAATGGTATTTCTATTGGAGATACAACTGGTCTTCCTGGGCAGTATTTAAGATCTACTGGATCTGGAGTTGAATGGGCTAGTTTTCCAACGAGTTTAAGATCTACATTTACATATACTGCAACAAACGATCAAACTACATTTGCATATGCATACAATGTTGGATTTTTAGATGTATATATTAATGGTGTAAAATTAAAAGGAAACGGCGTATCTGATATTACAGAATATACTGCTTCCAATGGAACATCCGTAACTGTAACAGAACCTTGTTTTGAAGGTGATACTGTAGAATTAGTTGCATATAATCCATCTGCTATAGCTGCTGGTGGTAATGGTGTTCTTGGGTTTACCATCCAAGAAGAAGGTGTAATTGTCGGAAATGATAATGGAGTAGCATCTATTAATTTTGTTGGTGCTTCGGTAACTGCTGCTGGAAGCGGAGCGGGAGTTACCGTATATATTGAAGGGACCACAGGAACTGCCTTTACCGGTGCTGCAAGCACTATAACAACTACAAATATTTCAAACTGGAATACAGCATATGGTTGGGGAAATCATGCTACGCAAGGTTATTTAACAACATATAACGAAACGGATACTCTACAAGATGTTTTGGATAGGGGAAATACAGCCAGTTCTGATGTAATAATATCTGGAATAGTTACTGCTACTAAATTTATTGGTGATGGATCTGGATTAATTGGTGTTGTTGGATCCGGATCAGGTATTGTAATAAGAGATTCTGGTGTATTGGTTGGAACCGCTGGAACAATAGATTTTGGAAACAACCTAACAGTATCTCCAATATCATTGGGAATAGTTACAGTTACTGCGTCTGGTAGTGGCGGAGATTCTTACTGGGCATCAACAGCAGCGGGAATTCATACACTCTCTAATGTTGGAATGGGAACCACAAATCCAACAAGTAAACTTACAGTTAAAGGTAATACTTCTCTTGAAACTTTAAATGTTTCTGGTGTTTCTACATTATCTGGTACAGTTACTTTTGGTGGCGCAACCGAGATTCTATCTTCCGGTGAGGTAAAACTAGATAATCTTAGCAGAATTATGCTTGGATATTCTGGTGGTACTCCAAATGGATTGGTCATCAGACAGAACAGTTCATCCGATGTTAGTGAAATAGTAAATGTTGGTGGAGATGATATTCAAATTCAAGCAGATAGTGGAAGAAGTGTTTTTATTGGAAATGATAATACTACCAACTCTTTGTCTATAACTGGAACTGGCGTAACAGTTTTATCAACTCTCAACGTAGGATCAAATACTACTGCAGTTACTCCATTCCAACTAGAAAACATTTATGGTGTAAAGACTGGTATTGGAACATTTATTTCTTCTGCCGGAATTGGACATACAATAGATTCTTTCACAATATCCACAAGTGATTTTAAAACAATAGAATATACAATTCATGTTGGATACGGAACTTACATTCAATCGCAAAAAATATTAGCGATGCAAAATGGTTCTTCTGCATATTCTCAAGAATATGCGATCATGTATGACCCATCTCTGATTGTTTCAGTAGGTTCTACTGTAACTGGTGGTCAATTTAGATTAATATTAACACCAGAAGTTGGTGTTTCTGGATTGACTACTTATAGATTTACAAGACAGACAATGCTCTAATATGACATTAAAAAACTACACGTTAAAAGTAAAATCACCAGAATATTGGGATGAGATACATAACACATTATGTGGTATTTCATCGTGTGAACATATTCCCAACAGAGAAATTGTATGTGTAGATGATAAAAATCATAGTCCAACTAGAGGAACCTTTTCCTTACATAAGTATGAAGCTGATTCAATATCCAAGCACCCATATATAGATTGGATTGAACTATCTCCAACTGATCATAGAGATGCATATCCCGATCCACAACCAGCGACTCCTAGATTTAAAAAAGATACTAAAATCTATAGAGATTTAACCACTGGTGGTGTTGGATCTGGACAGACAGAACTTAATAGAACAAACTGGGCAATAAAGAGGATTGGATTGAATGAAAATATAGAATTTTGGACTAGCGATGATATAACTGCAAAATATGGAGACGTTAATTATTCATTAACAGGCAAAAATGTTGATATTATTATCCATGATTCCGGAGTTCTTCAATATCACCCAGAATTTTTAGATTCAAATGGAAAGTCTAGAGTTAGAGATGTTGTTTTAGACGGTCCATATTATATTGATCCAGATTATTTTATTACCAATAATTTAACTTATATAAAATCAGATGGTAGAACTGGAATAACTACGGCATCTGCACTTAGTTGGTGGAGCACTTCTGGAAATAGATCTCCACAATTTTCATCATTAGGAACATTTTCTATTTCAGCATCATATACTGAAAATAGTTCCATGGGGACAGGTTTGAATGGTTCCAATAATTTAATCAGTGGACATGGAACTGCATGTGCTGCATTATCTGCTGGAAAAAATTTTGGGTTAGCATTTGAAGCAAATATTTGGAATATGCCTGCAATTTCCGATAACGTTGGTATGGGAATTGAGCAGAGTTATGATTTAATGAAGATCTTTCATACATATAAACCAATCAATCAAACTACTGGTATAAAAAATCCAACTGTTATAAATGGAAGTTGGGGATATCAAGCTGCGTTTTCTTCCAGTACATCGGTAACATACAAATTTAGGAATACAACAGGAATTTTTACTGGAAATTCGGCAACTACTAATCAAGTAACTGCGATGAAAAATGGATTGAATAACCAAGTTAGTGGTGCATTTAAATCTTGGTCATCATCTTCTAGATCAAATTCTACAGATGAAGCTGGTAATGAATTAATGCAATCCGGAGTAGTATACGTTGCAGCAGCTGGTAATAATAATCAAAGACTGGGTATAGGATCAGATGATCCAGATAGACTTAACTATATGAGAGATTCTTGGTTCGGTACTACTGACCCAAGAGCTGAATTTGCATCAAATACTGTTCCATGTAATCATAGGGATTGGATGAATCCCCAAGGAATAGGATTTAATTCTACAAATGATTATCATCCAGTAATTTGTGTCGGTGCAATGGATGATACTATAGTTAGTGGTATAGAATTAAAAGCAAGTTATTCTAATAACGGACCAGGAATTGATGTTTGGTCTCCAGCAGATGAAACTTTAACGGCAGGAACAAATGGTATATCTGGATATACTAATTATACTAGAGTAGATGATAATAGATTTTTTGATACAAATTTTAATGGTACTAGCGCAGCTGCCCCAGTTATTTCTGGTTTAGTAGCATTATACTTGCAAACAAAACCATCCGCATCTTCAATTGAAGTAAAGAATTGGTTAAAGAAATATGGGTCAAAAGTAATTACTGCATATAGAGATGATTATTCCGATGATACGACAACAGAATATTGGACTGGTAGTTTTAATATGAGAGGTGCAGAAAAAAGAATATCCTATAATCCATATGATAATAATACATCACCATCCATCAGTGGAGTTTTTATTTCTGGTGTTGTTTTCACTCAATCATAAATAATTAAAAAACTAAAATGGCTGATAAGAAATTTGGAGTAAAACAAATTGACTTGATTGGTGCCTCTGGTACTCCAACTTTAGCAAGCCCAAATAATTTAAATATTGAAGCTATAGAAGTAAGTATAAATAACGATCTTAGTATATCTGGAATTGTAACAACTAACCAACTAGGTGTTTCTGGAATTTCTACTTTTAGTGCAGATGTGAAAGTTGGAATTAACACTTCCGTAGGACTTGTTTTAACATCACCAAACGGAACTCAATATCGTTTAATTGTAGATAATAGCGGAACTTTAAGTACTGTTACTGTTTAAATAAATAACTTATAACGGGATACTACCAAAATGTCTAGGAATAATAGAGAATTATCTCAATTTGCATCCTATCTGCATATCGATGACTTTGAACTGATCGATAATGGTGCGATTGCTATTCCTACAGGTATTGATCCATACGATGGTGTTATATCAATAGGTGCTACTCTTTGGAACGACAACTTCCATTCTCCCAATATTGGAATAGGAACATCTTTACCAGGATCAAAGGTTCATGTTGCTGCTGGATTAACTGATGTAATAATATCCGGAAAAATTGTAGGTACTGAAGGGGGTGGTTTAGGTTTAGCAGGTGGTGGATTACTTTTAGATGGAAAAATATCAGCTAAAGCAGAAGCGTATATAGGCGGACCAGCAGAATTTTATGATCGTGCATATGTTCATGGTACTACCAGACTAGGAAATTTTGTAATTTTACAACCAGACTCTGGAAATCCAGAGGAGGGATCATTATTTCTTCCAGGACAAATTACGATAGGTTCAACTTCACGTATCAGCGGAATAGCTGCTACAGTACGAGGAACAAATAGAGGATTTATAAATTTATCTGATAGCATTTTATATGGAAATAATACATTAACAGGTATTACTACTATTTCCAATAACTTAATAATAAATCCAACACATTCAGTATCTACTGCTTCTACAGATACTAGTACTGGTTTATTTGTTGTTAATGGAACTGTTGGTATATCTTCTTTAATGAATGTTCGTCAGGTAAGAACTCCTGAATTATTTGTTAGCAGTTTACTTAGATTACCTTCAACTTCAACATTAATAATAGCAACAGATGAAGCAACTTTTGAGTCAGTAAACTTCAACAAAGGAATTAATGTAGCTGGATTATCAACTTTCCAAGAAAGCATATTAGTAACTGGAGATGCCGACGCAAATAGTTTAACTGAGGGTTCTATTGTAACTGAGGGTGGTCTGTCGGTAACTAAAAAGTTTAATGTCGGTGGAGCATCATCTTTCTTTGATAATGTTGACATCTTTGGTAATGTTGGTATTACCGGAGAAGAAATAGAAGTATATACGGATAATATTACTTTAGGATTTGATGATTCAAGTTTATTAAATGTCCAGGCTACTTTAGTTTCTGGATTGATCCCAAATGTATCTGATACATATGATTTGGGATCAGAATCTCTACGTTGGGAAAATGTTAGAGCAGCAAATGGAACATATGATACTTTATCTGTAGATGTTAATCTGACTGTTTTGGGTACTGTAGCAGTTGGAGGAACGGCACTATTTACTAATGGAATAGACGTAACCGGTGCTCAAGGAACATTTGAATTGGGTATTGCTGCTACTTCTAATTCAACTTTCTTTAATCAGTTAACCACAGGAGTAGCGGCATTTATAAATGATATACAAGGAACAGCAACAACCGCAATTAGAGCCACAGCAGTTGATGTATCAGTGGCTAACACGGAAACTAATTATTACTTAACATTCACAAACTCCTCAATTTCTCAACCAGAAAGAACTTTACATGTAGATAGTGGTTTATATTATTCCCCAATAGCGAATACTTTAGCTGTTGATGGTGATATATTGATGGATGGTTCTTCTTTAGGAGCTATAACAAATACTGAAGATTTGCAACTTTTTAACAATGATGTAACTTCAATCAGAGCTTTTGGTGATGCACTTTCAGTTTCAATGGGAAGCACTGTTGGTTATACAACAATAAGATCGACTCAAACTGAATTTAGTGGAAATATAAGACTTGTTGGAAATGGTACAACTGCAGCAATAAAAGGTGCTAATGGTTTAGAAAATATAACAATTACTGGAAATACATTAACAGAATTATCTGGAAATTTATCATTAAACGGTACAATCATTGATGTTAAAAACTCTGAGCTAAATTTAGCAAGAGAAAACGTAACTAATGTTTATGCTTTTGATCAAGCATTTGATATTGTTCTTGGTGGTCCCACAGGTGTAACATCTATTGCTAGTCCATTAACTTTATTTGGAGGAGATGTAAGAATATTAGGTGATGATATACAAGCAAGTGATGGTCAAGTAAACATTACTTTATTCAGTTCAAACAATACAAGATTCTCAGGAAATATCCAAGTTGATGGTCAAAATATTCTTGCTGGTGGCGGAACGACCAATATTACTATGCAAGGTGGTAATGAAACTATATTTGCGGGGGATATTAGAGTTAATGGTAATGATATAAAAGCATCTGATGGTAATGTTAACATTACCATGACTAGCAATACAAAAACTAGTATTACTGGACAATTAAGAATTGAAAGCAATCAAATATTAGATTCTGGCGATCAACTTAATATTACACTAGGATCAAATTATGTTCAATTTGAAGATGATATTAGAATAAATGGTGATAATATAAGAGCTTCCAATAATGCTATTAATATAACCCTTGAAGATGATGTTAGAACTATTTTTGCCGGAAAAGTTAACATCCAAGGTAATGGAATAGAAGCTTCTGATAATGTTGAGGCAATAACTCTAACACCAGTTTCTGGATCTGTTGGTATTAGATCTGATTTAACAGTAAATAATGATTTAATAGTAAGAGGGTCCGATACGGTAATTAGATCTAATATTGTAAAAATACGTGATAACTTAGTTAATATTGGTTTAGCAATAGATCCGCTTAATGCAAATGATTTAATTGAACCAACAAGTGATAGTAATATTGATGTTGGTTTGTTAATGAATTATTATAATGGTTCTTCTAGAAAAGCAGCTATTTTCTGGGATGATTCTAGATCTAAAGTAGCAATTGCATCAACAGTAACTGAGTCATCTAATGTTCTCACAGTATCTCAGTATGCTTCTATTGATATTGGAAATATTACTGTAAATGATTGTGCTGGTTCATCCGAAATTCTTTCATGTACTGGATCTACTAGAAACTTGGTTAATCTTACTATAGATGGCGGAGAATATTAATTAGTTTTTTGATAAATATATAAAGCATCTTGATTTCTATCAAGATTTACGGTATATACCAAGAATGTAAGTAAATGTCTGATCCAATAATTAGGTTAAAAAGATCTTCAGTAGAAGGCAAAGTTCCAACAAATGCTCAACTTCTAATTGGTGAATTAGCTGTTAATGCATTTGATGGTCAAGTCTTCTTGAAGCAAGACACTGGTGGAGTTGGAATTGCTACCAGAGTTATTGCAGTTGGTGCTGGTGGATCATTAGGTAAAACAATATTTGTAACTAAAAATGGAAATGATGCTAATAGTGGTTTAAATGAACGAGATGCAAAAGCATCTATTAAAGCTGCTGCAGCAATAGCAGATCAATTCGATACGATTAAAGTATATCCTGGCCAATATATTGAAAATAATCCAGTAGTTTTAAGAAAAAATGTATCAGTAGAAGGATTAGAGTTAAGAAACTGTTTAGTAACTCCAGGAAATTTAAATCAAGATTTATTTCATGTAAATGATGGAGTTCACGTAACTGACTTAAGTTTCGTTGGTCCTGCAATGACGGAGGGCGCAGCTGCTATTGCATTTAGACCTTTAACTGGAGTATCTCCAGATAGATACTTTGATGCTGCAAGAATGATCAGATATAATTCTGATTTTATTGCTAGAGAAGCAGTTGGATTCTTAACAAGTGGATATAGCGGATATGCTGGAACTCACGTAGCACAAGATGCTGCCGTATTGTTAGAAGCAAACTTAGATTTTATTGCTGGTGAGGCTGTTGGATTCCTGACTAGTACGGATTATAAAAATCCCGTATTTGAAGTTCCAACAACAGACCAAGATTGTAGGGATGATATTAAAGATATTTTCAAATCCATTGCATATGATTTAAAAGCGACAGGTAACGAAAAGTCTGTTGGAGCAGCACTTTCATATTTTTCATCTGGTGGGGCTTTACTCCATATTACGGGAGTAGATATAAACGGATATGGAATTTCTACGGCGACAGTTGATACAATTAATTATGCCGTGGGTATTGCAACATACGTAATTAATAATAAGCCATATGGTAGTGTTGCATCTGGATCAACAACAAATATTACTGGATTTATCTATGATAATCTAACTGGATTATCAACAGTTACTGCAGTTGGACATGGAGTAACAACTGGTGATATCATTAAACTAAATGGAGTTAAGTTTACGTGTCCTGGTGGTTCTGGTATTACAACTAATACTTTCCCAGATGGTAAGTATGGATACTTCTTTAAAGTAGAAGAATATGTTGGCGTAAATACATTCAAAGTCTATGTTGGAATATCATCTATTCCGCACACATACAGTACTGGCGGGACTGTTGAGAAATATACAAATTATCAATCAACTTATACTCAAGCATTTGACCCGACTCGTATTCAAACAAGAGTTGAATATGATCAGTCTGGGAATAAGTTCGTTAGAGGAACTGGTTGGTGTGTAGGTGTTGCTAATAGTATTTCATATCTTGCTGGTATTGTTACAACAGCCGTCGGAACTGGATCTACCGTAGGAATAGTAACGGTTACTGGAATAAATTTAGATACATTTAAATGCTCTAGAGATATCAGAAATATCTGGAAGGCAGTTTGTTATGATATAACCAGGGGTGGAAATTCTAAGTGCGTAGCAGCTGGTAAAACATATTTTGATGAGTCTACAGGAGAATTTGCTTTAAACACTCTGAAAAATCCATTAGAAAGAGAGCAAACTATAAAAACATTAGATTACTCATTTAATATAGCAAGAAATGTTGTTAATAATGCTACATGGGGTGGTGTTTCTATTGGACTCACTATACCAGCAACAAATATAATATATGATCAAAGAACAGGATTATCTACAGTAACTGTCCCATCACATGGTTTGCAGAAATACGATTCCGTAAAACTAGATGGATTTGCATTTACTTGCCCAGAGGGATCGCCAGGAACACCAATAAACGTAATTGGTGCAGCATATGATAATATTAGTGGTATCACAACAGTAGAAACTTCAGCAAATAATAATTTTAAAGTTGGAAATAGAGTAAGACTAGAAAATCTAGTATACGAATGTGATTCTGGAGGAGGTCCATCAACATCATATTTCCCATCAGGAAACTTGGGATACGATTTTACTATATCTGATGTAATTTCCGGAACGACTTTTAGTGTTAATGTTGGAACTTCAACTATTACTCATGATTATATTGGTGGTGGAACAGTAACTAGGTTGTATACTCCAACATTTGGAGTATCTACTGCAACATATGATAGAACTACTGGTATATCTACAATCAGAGTTGTTGGTATTGCATCAACGACTGCTATAGGTTTTTACGCTGAACCTGGAGAGAAGGTTAGATTAGAAAATCTAGTATTTGAATGCAATAGTGGTGGGGGACCATCAACTGCACTATATCCAAGTGGAAATCTAGGATATGATTTTACCATACTATCAACAGCAATTGATCATAGGTACGCAGATTCTGCTAACTTAATATCTGGTAATAGATTAGAAATTATTGATAAGTCTTTAGCATCTATTGCGATTGCACATTCAGACTTCTATTTCCCAGATGATAATCAAACAACTCAATACTCAAGATATAAGGATGCATATAGACTCATCCAACAAAATAAAGCAGAAATAGTAACTTCTGCTTGGGATACTATGATTGCTAATCCAGCAAACTCTGGTGTTGTTCTAACAGAAACAAAATGTAAGAGAGATCTTGGATATTTTGTAGATGCTGTTTCTACAGATATATTCACTGGAGGGAATAGATATTCAATAGAATTTATTAAACAGTATTTTGATGGATCTGGTGCTCCAATATCAAATGGACTGGTTGGAGAGGAATCAGCTTCGATTGAAGCATTCCAAGCAGCAAGAGATTTGATGAAGTCTGCAATAACCAATCAACTTACAATAAAAGATACTGGAGTTTCCATCGGATCATCAGTATATGGTGATGGTAATGTTTCTGTAGCAAATACGAGTTCAATTGCTTGTTCTGATGTTCAATCAACTCTGGACACGTTAACATCTATTATAACTGAACCTATTGGTTCAGGAAATCTATTAACTCTAAATGCAATCAAAATAAATTATGGTTTATTCTTGAGTGGAGAAAGTAAGTGCAGAAGGGATATTGCATATGTTGTTGATGCGCTTATTAAAGATCTCAGATTTGGAACCAATAAGTACATTAGAGAAGCAACTAGAGCATATTTCGATGCTAATGGAGATCCATTAACAAATGGTTTAATAGGTGAGGAAGCACCATCCGTTACTGCATTTAATTCGATTAGAGATTATTCAAAACAAGCAATTACAAATCAATTAAACTTTAAAGATCTATCAATTACTGCAGATCCATTAACTGGATTTAACACAAGCCCAAGTTCATGTGCAGATGTTCAATCAAACATTGATAACTTGATTTCTATATTAACAACTGCTGTTACTAATGGAAATCTAAATTCATATCCACAACTATTCACATCAGGAAGATTTACTGTAAATGTTGGAGTATCAACATTAGATCACACTTATATTGGTGGTGGTACAGTTAATGCAGGAATCACAACTACCATATTTCCAGATAATACACATGGGCAAATATTCCCAGTAGAGAATATAATTGATTCAAATACTTTTGAAGTTACTTTAGGTGGAACTGAAATTCAGCATACTTATTATGGTGGTGGTTCTATTCTTAAGTTTAGACCATTCCAAACAATCAACACTCAAGTAAAAGACTTAAGTATACAAGAAGATCCTCTGGTTGGAAGCAATCAAAGTCCAGCTGGATGCTATAATGTTGTTTCTGCAATGAGATCATGCATTGGAATTGTTACGACAATTGTTGGTTCTGGTTTAACCGTTTTTAGATCCGCTCAAAGTCCAACTGGAATAAAGACTACATATCCAGGAAATAATGGTCTTGGTAGTGAGATTGAAAATGATCCATCATTTACACCAGGAACGGGACAAATCTTTAAGGGTCCATATATCAGAAACTGCACAAACTTTATTCCAGATAGTATTGGAATGAAAATTGATGGATTCCCAGCAGAACCTGGAGATGAAGATGATATTGGTGTTCAGGGATCGATGAGCGTTGACTCATATACTCAGTACAACCAAGGTGGTATTGGTGTTTCAATCAGCAATGGAGCATATGCTCAGCTTGTGTCTATTTTCACAATCTGCTCAGATCAAGCAATCGTAACTGAAACTGGAGGACAATGCGACTTAACAAACTCAAACTCTTCATTTGGAAGATTGGGTCTTGTTTCTAGAGGTGTTAGTGATAACAATTCAAAATCAATTTACAGAATGACTGCGAACGTATCTTCAGCATCATCAATTGGAGATATTGATATCAATGTTAGTGGAGTTGGAACGTTCAGACCTTATGATGGACAAGTATTCTACATCGGAAAACTATATTATGCATTAAACACAATAACAGTAACTAATGGAGGATCTGGTTATGTTAACGCTAACGATGCTTTAATTACAATCGATGCCCCAACAGGTCCAAATGGAATTACTGCTCAGGCAATTCCAACTGTTGTTGAAGGCAGAGTAACTGAAATAACATTAATTAACTCAGGAACTCAATATGAAGTTGCGCCTTCAATAACTATATCTGCTCCATCTGGTGGCGGTACAGCTGCTACCGCTGAAGTTTCCCTGATAGACCCTCTTTATTATAAAGTTGCTGCAGCATCACTACCAAATGCAGGTTTTACAACTATAACATCTGTTCAGGGGTTAAATAATAATGTAGCAATTGGAGATACGGTATATCTTGTTCGCCAAAGTCTACAGATCGCATCATCACATTCCTTTGAATACATTGGTGCAGGAAACAATATCTTCACCGCTAGACCATCTGTTGGTGGAGTGACTATTCAAGAAAATGAAGTTGTTAAGGAAGATGGAGGAGATGTTATTTACACAAGTACGGACCAGGCAGGTAACTTTAGAATCGGAGATGGAGTTGTTATCAACCAATCAAGTGGAACCATTACTGGTAGAACGTACCTCAAGAGCTTGTTTAACAACGTAACACCATTCATTCTAGCACTAGGAGATTAATTAAATGGCTGCTCAAATTGCAATTAATAATTTTAGAACTGTAACTCAAACAGTTCCTTTAGTAGAAACTGAAATTTATACTGCACCAACAGGATATACCTCAGTATTTCTATTAGCACAATGCGTAAATACTGGAGGTTCAACCCATACTATTACTTTTTACTATAAGAGGGGAGCAACCTCAACACCAATTGTTACTGCATTTCCAGTCCCATCTGGTGATACGGTAAATCTTCTTCCAGGAAAACTAGTATTAGAAACTGGAGATAAAATTTCAATATCTGGAAGCGATGGAACTGACTTAAAGTTCTTAGTCAGTATTCTTGAGACATCTAACTTCTAATTTTAATTCAAGGTAATAAAAAATGAGTAACTACGGTAGATTTTTATCAGGAAGAGAAAGAGATCTTGGTATTGGTATAAGCAATTACAGTGAAGGAAAAACTGTATTGAATGTAATTGGAAATGTTGCTATTGGCGGAAGCATTGGAATTGGTACTACCAGTAGATTTGATTTGACCGCCGATGTTGATACCAGAACTATACGAATTAGAAGAGAACTTTATGACTCCCAAGGGAATTCTGGGGAGAATAACCAACTTTTAACTTCTGTTGGCGGATCTTCGGTTCAATGGACAACTCTTGAGGATATTTTATCTTTCCAAGGAATTACTG